CTTAAATTTAGAGTATGTATATAACCTTTTCAGTAGGTAATCCCGCCAGTCATTATAAGCGTCTAAAAATTCCATTGCCCTGCGTCTACCCATATTAACCGCAGTATCGAAAACCACAATATTAAAGGGATATGGTAATTCATCACAACCGCATTTCAGCCAGTAATTTTGATAATAAATTTCCTTTGCCTGCTTTAAGGTCAGCTTACTTATGTCAAGTTCAGGATAGCTACGTTTTGATATACCGAAGTTTGTTTCACCGCCAGGGTCGTTAGGGTCATTGCTGTAGCCGCCTTCCCATTTAAGCACGAATTTTATAGCCTTATCAAAATCATTTTTCATTTTATCTTTTCCTTAAATAATTTAAATTCTTTCTGTAATTTTAATATTGCAGGATTGCTACCATTAGAAGCCTTTAATAGGTTGCCGATAACTTTTGCAAATTTTGTATTGTCTTCTTTTGTTTCTTTGGTATGCTCTTTTATTAATACTATAGTTTCATTGTTCAATTTTGCATTTTCCAAGCTGTCTTGATGTAATTCTTTCAATTCATTTTTGAACATTCCCATAATCGAACGAATAAGATACCATACCAGCCATACCATAAGTATTACCAGCACGCCTTGCATACCAAGTTTTCCATAATTAACTATCAATTCTGATATCATTATTGCACCGCCTTTATTATTTTACCCCGTTCACTCTTGCTTCTGCTCTTAGTCCTTCACTGTCAGCCCATATAACTTGTATACCAGCCATTGTTCGTGGAGTCGTATACACACAAGTTTCACCTATTTCTACATTTAAAGTACCAGCCCCACATCTCTTAGACCAGCTTGCTAAAACAGGTCTTCCTAATTGGTCTATACAACTAAGTTCTATACTTTTCCCTAACCCTATTTCTGCATATTCTGGAACTATAAATATATCTGTAACTGGTTCTATAATAGGTTCAACAGGATTACACCCTGCAAGCAAAATTAACAATGCTATACATAATATTACATATTTCATATACTTCACCTTATTTTGTAATTGGTTCTGTCTTAAATTCCACTTCCTGCTCGGCAATCTTTTCCACCATCGTTTTAGTTTTTGCCCTTCTGACTATGATTTGCTTCACTTCTTTAGGCAACTTTTCCGCATTAACTACAATCTTTCCAGCCATTGCAGACGTGATTATCGCCTGCTCTTCTACAGTTACACCTTCTAAATCATCAGCGTGCTTTTTGACGATAGCTTCTATAATATCGTTGGCACGTTTCTGCACTACTCGTTCAGTCCATGTCTCTATTGAAGTATATTCCGTCAGCAATGCTTTTATTTGTTCGTCAGTTAAGTTAAGGTTTATTTGCATATTATTACTCCTTTCTAATCTTTTGAGACTAATCTGATTTTTAAATATGTATTATCTTTTCCAAACCTGACATCTACCGTATCAGCCCCCACACTTATGTAGGATTTAAACCAAAGAATGTCATCTTTGTCTAAACCTACCTGTATATTAGCCAGATTTCCTATATCAGACACAAGAGAGGAATGAAATCTTGCACTATAAATGCCTATATCATTTTTCATTACATAAAGATTGTATCTTTTGTCAGCCACAACATTTGTAAAATTTAGATTAGCTTCAATTTGATATGTCCCATCAATTGGAACTATAAATTTAGAATGTTGAATTTGATAGCCTTCACCACTTTCAAAAATATCTTCCTTTAAAGTCAAGTCACCAGCGTCATTATAAGCGGTTACATAAGTATATGTACTATCTGTTGTATTTTTTACCCTAACAAAATAAGTCGCCATTAAAGCAGTAAATTGACTTGCTGTATCATCTTGTAAATGGTTGGCAACTGTTCCATCTGCTGTACCAGTAACCCAATTAGATACATTAAAGTTAGAACCAATATCATATTCTTTGGTATCAAGTTCTATACGAATGAATGTTCCATCTTTAATATTTGATTGCTCGGTGGATAGATATACCCAACACTCTGGCACTTGCCCCAATGCCTCATCATATACTTGCCAATTACTTCCATCACTTACTACCGTTACTTCTGCACAATAAGTATTCAGTCTTGCGTAAGTTTCTTTTGGCACTCCATCAGCATTTTCATAATTAAATGTTTCAGTTCCATTACCATCTAAAGTAATCAGATTATAGTTAGCGTCAGTTTTCTTGAAGTGGTAAGTAAGTCCTGTATTGCCTACTGCGGTGGGTAAGGTTATTGTGTATGCAGAGGAAGCGGAAACAAGGACTGTGCCTGCTTCATCTACGGTCAAGGTTGCTGTTGTTGTTTTTGTGGTTACCCTGCTATATATGGTCGGTGCTGTTCCAAACACCGCTTTACCTGTTCCAGTTTCATCACTTAATGCACCTCTAAGCCCAGCAGAATTGGTCAAGGTTGGCTGAAAGCCCGTGTGTCCGCTACTTGCATAATCAAGGTTAGCCAAATTAGCATGATTAGCAACCTCTGTTCCGCTAAAGAATTGAGATGTTACCATTATTACCGCAGTAAAACTTCCACCGGATTGTGGAGCTATAATAGTACCAATTTGACATCCAAAATCAGTTAAATGGTTAGGTACTGTAGGTGGTATTATTGCCGCAATTTCCGCCTCTGCCAGTGTATAACTACCTGTACCATAGACAACATAGACATCTTCATCATCAATATGTTTATAGACATATTGAACACCATATCGAGCTACACCTATATTCCCTAACGTTCCATCACCATCGTCATAATGTGCGAAGTCAATTTTATATTTCTCTGCTGTCAAAGTGATTGAAGCCCCTGCTACCTCGCCAGTAAAACTTCCTGTTGCTACTTCTATGGTTCCAGCAGATACCGCAAGTATGGTATATGTACCGTCATCAGCAGTAGAACCCGATATTGTAAGTTTATCACCTACAACATAACCAGCGGTAACAAATAATGCAGCCGTTTGGGTTATGCTGTCATTGCCTACACCACCATCTACTATAGCAATATCAGTTCCTGTGAGTGGGTTGCCTTCTTTCCAAGCAGAAGTGCCATCCCAATATATTGATGTAAAAGTAGTTGTTGCACTATTATAAGCGGCAAGAGAAAATTCATTTAATCCACCATAAACTATTCCAGTATCCATTGTAAAATTGTTCGTACCTGAATATTCTATAGCAGAACCACTTTCTAATTCTAACGCCCTTAATGTTTTTGCCCTTTGATGTAATTTTCTTACACCATCACCAAATCTAAAGCCACCATCTATATAATGGACGTTATCGCTGCCATCTTTCATCACCTTGCCAAGTGGGATAGCATTGTAACCGTTTGGGGGAGTTACGCTTGTGGTTATCGTGCAAGGTGTGCCGTATGTAAATATTACAAAATAAGTTGTATTAGCAGCGGTAATAGTTTGGTCATCCTGTTCGGCAAGGGTAACCGATACTAAAGGTGCTGTGGCACTTGCGGAAGTGCGGAGATATGCTTCTGTTATAGCAGTTACCTTAAATTTACCTGCGGTAGTTCCTGTAGTTACAATGCCACCTGTAACAATTCCAGCACTGTCCATAGAATTAGTTACATTTTCAAGGTCGTCAACATCAAGGTCGGTTTTTGCCTCAGAATAACTTCTACCTTCAATATTAGTTCCATCAACAAATCTGGCATAGTCATATTGAACGGGAGTTCCACTTATACCAGCTCCACCTTGTGTTGTTTCTGTCCAGACCGCTGCTCCATCACTATTATCGAGACAGACATAGGCTTTGTCGTTAGTTATGTCAACCCAGATAGACCCTGCTACATAACCTTCATCTACATCGTTATCTACGGTTGGAGCAGATGTTGCGTCAAACTTGCTATATTTCACCATTTCAACATCGCCAACATAATAGCTATGTCCCGAAGTTACACCTACATCACCATTAATTAGCGAAGTCGGACCCAAATTAACATAAGTTGCACCCATCAAAACCAGCCCTAATATAGCTATTAATATTACAGCTCCGATATTGTTTCTTAATTTTCTAAACATATTCATATATCACCTCTCTATATAGTTAAGATACTTTTATATTTCAACATCATATCCTCATTAACTACGATAGTTGCACAATCTACGGTATGATAAGTTGCACTAACTTTGCCGGATAATTCACTTGTTTTATCTTCATTATTAACTTTCTTTTTAAACACATCAGCAGTTGACACAATCGGATTATCCAGTCCTATTTTGTCGCTAAATCCTACTGTCACAGTATCGCTTGCCGATACTCCAGCAGGTATAACTATTTTAGATATTGAGTCAAAAGCTTTGTTTCCGTATGCTGTCGAACCTGCTGATATAGTTATTTCTTCCTCATCATTTTTACCTCTAACCAGCCCTACAATCTTAACATCCCCCGAAGGAGTGTCGTTATTAGTAGTAGTTATAGATATATTCCTTGCATAGTCGGGATTGGTTATGGCTGTTGTAATATTCTGGATTGCTCCGTTACCTGTTATAGCCGCGTGAATACCATCAGCGTCAGCAGCCAGCAAATCTTGAAAATGCTGTGATATTACCCGTTGCATTATAAAATCTCGTTTATCTACTACATCAGTAACTACACCGCCGGCAATAGTAACCCAAGCCAGCAATATCGCATTAGAAGGAATAGAGCCAGTCGTTGAGCTTATAACCCCTGCCGATGTTAAATAGACTTTATAGACCCCTGCGTCAGTCGATAATGTATAAGTCTGTCCAGAGCCATAATATAATTCACCATCGCTAATAAGAGCAAAGCCTTTTTCGATATCTACCTTTGAATCAGCCCCTGCATTATCAGTCACCTTGAAAGCCCCAGCGGAATTATAGACTACTCCGTTACCGTGAAGTCCAGTATGATATTTCCCTATCGGGCTATATGCTTCTTGATTAGTCACATAGATTTTAAATGTCACGCCAGCCTCTAAAGCACTTGTAGGTATATTAACCCTTAAAAATACTTTTCGATAACAATCATAGGGTATATCGCCTAAATTAGCATAGCCGTCTTTACCGACTGCCTGAAAGTCTGCAAAATTATCATCAGAATATCCAGAGATATTACCGCCATCACTACCTGCATGAATAGTAGTAGATTTAATTTCTACCCATTTTTGAACAGTTACATTTTCTACCCACTGACCGTCTGAATCTCTGACAGTAATTTTGACACTTGTCATCGGAGAAGAAGTAAGCACTGCACCTTTGTCATTCCATATATGATATTCCGTACCTGCATTACTCGGTTTATAATCCCCAGCGTCACCTGTGCCATAATTTATCGCTGTTATTTCTGTATCATTAGCCGCATTCCATATTGATGGATTCGGGTCTGCCATAAAATCACCTCACTTACCTAAAGAGTATATTTAATATAAAGTTTTGCATATATGCCACTTACTGGGTCACCAATTAAACGGATACCTTCTTCTCTCATAGCTTCACCTTCTGCAGCATATCCAGGTGAATCATTATCAATATCTCTACTAACTCTTAAACATAATTTAGTTTCTCCATCGATATTTATCCAACTTTTACCATCATCATTTAAAGTTATAATATTCCAATCATTTATTATAATAGAATTTGTTGCAATTTCTCCACCATTACCAGAATAATAACCATAATAATAATTAGATTTTTGAATTGGATTATAAGGATATGTTGGTTGTCCATTTTGTATAATCATATTAGATGTTCTATATGTATATTTATGACTGACATAAACTTGTATTTCTGCCTCTGTAATTGTCGCACCCGTTGGAATTGAAGATGTATCCCAATATAAGAAACCCCTATATATATCAAAACGATGGTAACTTCCAGAAGGGAACCAAGAATCTTGCTTTATTTGTAATCCTGCAGGATTACTATATGCTGCGTTAGAACTAAATTTATTATGAACTTCAGCATAAGTCGTATCAACAGAATAAGTACCAGCATGAATACAAACCGCCCTATAATTATTATCAAATGTTAATTCATATTCTTCTGGTGGTGCAGTCGGTTTTACTGGTGGTAATATAATTGGCAATTCTTTACAGCCATTTTTATACAAGATTCGCACTTTATCCCCTACCGCTAAATCAGGATTGCGTGATAGAGTAAATATTTTAGGATATGCCTTGTCTGATTCGGATATAAACACGTCATAACTGCCATCGCCATAATATTGCCTATCGAATCTTTTATAATTGAGTTAATAGGTTTAAGCATAATCAAAACTCCTATAATTATTAACAGTATATAAATATATCTTTTCATACATATTTACCCCCTCTAAACGCCAAGCGAGTTTACCCCGCCAGTTACCTCAATAAATTGTATATCCCGAAGTATACCAGCTACAACAGGTTTTTCCCGATTCCCATATTCCCACAAAATACCAACTTTATCCCCGACCGCATAAGTAGGGTCAGTCTCGATAGTCCAAACATTCGGATATTCTTTATCGCTACCTGCTATCTCAACTTTATATTTACCGTTGCCTTGATCTTCTTTTACTTCAGCTGTAATATAAGTATTTCTAAAATTAATATTGCCTATTGAATTCCTGTTAGTCGCCTGTGCTAAATTAAGCATAATAAACACATCCTATTCGGGTTCGTGGTTTTACTGCTCCTGTTTTACTATCGATGCTTATAGTATGTATTACTTCTTCAACAAAGTAACGGTCAGCATTATAGCCAATCTTTTTATCGGTTAATTCGACAGTATTCCCTACAATTAATTTCGGATTGAAGTTAACTAAAAAGTCAGGTTGCTTAATAAATCTATGGCTATCAAGTATAATATTTTCCCCGATTCGCTTACATTGAGCTGTCGTTTCGGCAAGTGGAAATGGAAGTGTGCCTTCATTATTCGGTTTGCGTTCACCGTATAAAGCGATAGAATTTGCGTCTGTTACCGTTGCTTTAACTTGCGTATAAGTTATAGTCGATACTGTGGTTTCATTGGGTAAATTTTCATCAATCCAAGTATTACCGCCCGCCGTTTCTTCTTTAGTTTTAATTGCAATTGAAATTGTAAAGGCAATTTCTTGAAAATTGAAATCACCAACAATACCAGTATCCCTATGGATTTGACAGGTATATGCCCTTTTGCTATATATATTTGCACCGCCAGAAACTGACCATTCAAAACTCATAATCTTTAAATCATTATTTAATAATGTGAGTGAAAATATATAATCCTGAAAAGGATTAAAAGGTAAACCTGATTGAATGGTATAACCTATATATTTAGCAGTCACTTTGAAATTACTATCTTCATCAATTACTCCATCTACAACTTCGCCTTGAGAAAATGATTTTGATAATGTTGTAGTCTGTTCATCATATTCCTCATCAGGAACATCAACTTGTTGATTTCCATCATCAACTTCTACCGTTATAACTTCTTCCTCAAAAATTGCCCCTAATATAATCAGCTTATTTATTATTCCCCTATCCGATGTTTCCAGCCCTAACTGGACAAATTTATCCTCTCCATATTCCCAATCGGGAGTAGTTTTTAATTCTCTGGTCTTTAAGTGCATTATTGCACTTTCATCATGCCTTACATACCAACCTTCTATTGCACATTCTTTTTGAATCATATCCCAGATATTCTGGTCTTGAAAACTATGGTCGATAGTTACAGCGTCACCTGTAGGCACATCAACATTGGTTATATCAGCTTGACTGGCAAGGTATTTAACCATCGAACCTCGGTATGCTTTTTGAGCTGATTCCTGAACCGATATTAAAGTCATTGTTTTATCGAGTAATTTCTTACCATAATCCCTGCCTTTAATATTTAATCTATAACCGCCGTCATAAGTTGTATGAGTGCTATCAATTAGCCCTGTAAACATCTTTATTTCTTGACCATTAACAAATGCGGTAATTACTACAATAGAATTAATTGCTATATGTGAATCAGTTAATGGGGAATATTTGGGGTCGCCAAGTGATAGTGAGAATGTGCTTATATAGTTTAGATTATGTGCAATAGTAATATCGCCTACGATAGAATCAGAAACATCTTCGCCATCAATGGTGATAGTCATTCGCAGGGATTGAGAAGTATCAAGGCAAGCCCCTACAATATCACGAACCACGTTAAGCTCGCCATCAATCGTTTTGCCAAAAAATTCGCCTTCCTGATTGACAAGTAGAGTGCCATCTATTTCGGCAAAGGTTTTCTGGTCGCTATCCTGTTCATTTACCGCTACAAAGCAATCTAAACTTGTTTCCATTTTTATACTTCCTCACAAATTAGAGTATAGTTAGCTATCGTTCCAAAATAATATATATGTTGATAGGATAAAATATGCACTTCATATTTAGGTTCATATTTTACCACTATATTATTATCTACATCAGTCGGAGCAGTCCCGAAGGTCATTACTCCTGTATCTTTATTAATATATACGTTCCCAGCGGCGGGGTTGGTGGCTGCCGTTACAGTTACAGTCAATCCTACATCGTTAACCTCTACCACCGGTAATGGAGTTTCCCCTGAAAGTAACCGCTGTAATGTCCAAGTTTTAGTCGAGCCATCACCGCTTAATACTTCTATAATTTTATGATAATCTATTAAATATAAATTCCCCTTTTTTTTTGCTTCCTCTTTAATTGCAAACATTTCACTATCTATTAAGCCCGGTAATGTCCATCTATATTTATCGATAGACTGGTCTTCGGAAGTAACATTTCGATTAATAATCATAGTGCCATCAATAGTTCTATCGTAAGTTTCTAACTTTCTTACATCATGCAAAAGGTTCAATGGATTTTTTATTGTTGTACTGCCTATTGATATATCTGCCATATTTACCTCCTATGCCATACCGGGAATTAATACATTGCCGCTACGATTAAATTGTCTTGAGCTTTCTGTTAAAGCCTGTTCAACTGCCCGTTTAATTTCATCTGCATTTAACTACAACTGATGGAGCATAAGAATTATTGGTAGTATTCTGGTTAGCTGGTATAACAGCTTCCCCCTTATGTACAACTGCTAATTCTGTTCGTGGTACATAGGGAGTGCCTTCTGCATATTGAGGAGTATTTTTAGGAATATAATCTGGTTTATATCCCGTTTCTTCTATCGTTGGAGTTTTAGCTAAAAAAGCCTCTGTAGCTACTTTACTTGCAGCTTTTGCAGCGGCTGTTCCAACTTCTTCTATTTTATCTATTAATCCACCCCATTCATTTTTGATTTCTCTAATAGCTGCCATTTGAGTATTAGCACTTGTTTCCGTTGTTTTAGCTGTTTCAATTAAAGCGTCTTGTTGTTCTTCTAATTTTGTTACAATTAAACCAATTTCTTTATCATACCATTCCTGAATTTTGGTTAATTCTTCTTTTTCTTTGTCAGCACCTAATTTTAAAGCTTTTGCTTTTTCCTCTAATTCCTCTTTCTTTTTTAATAAATTTCTTGCAGCAACTTCTTCTTCTGTATGTGATAATTCATATAATCTATCTTCTACAGGTTGCATTGCGTCAGTATATCTTTTATATGCAGTTTCGGCTTCATCTGCTATTTTGTTATTAGCTTTTTCATTTTCTTCTGCCATTCTTTGTACCCAATCATCAAAAGACTCCAAGAAATTACCAAATTCATCCATAGTGGTTTTAGCTTCATCTGTTTTTTTTACAAGTCCACCCATTGAATCGGCCAGAGTGTCAACTCCAGGAGCTGCCGTTTCAGCTTTTTCCCCTGTTTCTTCAGCTTCTACCCCTGCTTCTTTGAGTTTATCTGCTGCTTCTCCTGTCACTATTGTAAGTTCTTGATTAGCTTCAGTAACTTCTTTCGCTGTTTCTTTGTATAATCCTAATTTCTCTAATACCCATTTAACTTTATCCCAGAGCCAGCCCAATGCTTCGGTTATTTTCCCTACCACTGTAATAGTAAAATCTCTTATCCCACCGAAGTTAGTAGTCCAGGCTAAAGCTAAAGCACCTACTGCTGCAATAATCCAACCTATAGGACCAGAATATAGAAAAAATGCTGCTACCATTTTTACTGCTGCACCGACAGCAATAATAGCCACTTTCATTTTTAAGAAAGCAGATACAGCCAATAATATTGGCCCCCCTACCGCAGCCATAACTCCTAAAGTAGCCCCTACTTTTACCAGCATTTCAACTAATGGTTTATGAGCATCAGCCCATTCCTTAATTCGCTTAATAATCTCTATTGCCTTTTCAGAAAATTTAATTAGTGGTGGTATTAATATTTCCCCTATACTTCTACCCATACCCCCAACAGATTCTTTTAAATCGGTTATACGGTCATTAAACTCAGCTGCCTTTGCCGCTGCTTCGGTGGACATCACAATACCAAGCTCTTTAGCTTTTTCCATCAGAGCTTCAATACCATCGCCACCCTCTTTTAGCATAGGCAATAATTGTGTTCCATATCTTGCACCAAATATATCAGTCGCCAGAGCGACCTGTTTAGTTTCGTCAGTCATTTTAGCCAATTTAGTAGCGGCTTCTTTTAATACATCCATAGTAGGTCGTAAATTACCTGTTGTATCTACTACGGCAATGTCAAGAAATTCAAAAGCGTCTTTAGCTTCACCAATTCCCTGGGATACATCATCCATACCACGAGCCAAATATCGAAGTGATTTTTCAACTGTATCGAGGTCAGCCCCACTAATTTTAGCAGCATAACCGAGAGCAGATAATTGCTCAACAGATACATTAGTTCGTTTTGACATCTTGTCAAGTCTATCGCCCAATTGAGTGGTCTTTGTTACTATTGCACCGAATGCAGCAGTAATTACTCCACCGGCAATAGCCATACCTTTGCCTATGCCAGCTAATTTAGCAGACATAGCAGCAGCAGACTTTTCAACCTTGCTTTGTGTTTTACTTAAAGTCTGCACTAATTTATTATCTTTAGCTGTGATATCTACGAATGCCTCGCCGAGTTGAATAACCGCTCACCACCTTTAAAATTTTTTCGGGGTCTTTATCCCCCTCTTTTTCGCCATCTTCATTAAATCTTCTGTCGTTGTAGTATCTTTTTGTTTTGCCTGACCACCTGAAAACATCTTTTCAAGCTCTGATATATCACTAATATAGCTGTTAAATTGATATAAGGACATATCAGCTATTTGGTTAATTGTAAAACCATAATATTTTGATAAGAGAGCAAATGCCTTGTGCCAGCTTATTTCTTCTTTGCTCCCTTTGGGGAGTTTTTTACCTTCCCGCCAATTTTCATTAGTGTGTTAAATATCTCATCATAATTATCTAAATCAATTAACTCATCTACATCTTGTAAGGTTATTTCTGGCTGATATTTTTGCAGGCTTTTCCACAACATAAAGCAGACTCCGTCCATAGTGGACAGTTCTTTTGTTTCATTGATATCTCCATCCATGATAGTAAGAATTGATTCAATTCGTTCAGCTTTATCAGCTACAACATCCTGGATTATCTTAATCCGCTGCCCTTTTAGATACTGCTTAAAGTCCGCTAAATCCCGTAAATTAAATATACCCAACTTATATTCCTTACCTTTAATAGTTACAGGAATACCGCTGCCAGTTATATTTTCTAATTTATCTTTTTCACTCATATTTTACTCCTTATATTTTTTAACTTGATTCTGAACTTAGTATACTATCGCCTTTAAAACTTAAACTTTCATTGACTAAAGTATCTACCGCTGATGTTATAGAATGCCCATCTACTTTTACCCAGCCCTCATATCGTAAGTCGCTGGATTCGTCAACATAAAATCTAATAATCAGACTATCACCAATCCATTCTAATACTTCTTCAGTTAGCCAATGCCGTTCCGCACTACCTGTCCAGCCTTTTAAAGCTGCAATATATGTTCGGTGTCCATCATCGCAGTAATCAGTTGTTTCTAATATATCGCAAACATTATCGGCACCCCAATTAAAGAAGCCGCAAACTACCCCGATTTCGCTGTATGAGTGGCAAGTCCAGGTAACCGTATTATCAGTAGTAGTACCTGCAACTGTAGTTCCCCACGGGGAAGGCTCTGTTGCTCCTGAAGTGCCATCATCACCTGTTGCAACTTCATAATAATAATCGTTTAGGGTAGTTGGTAATACTCTATCACCCACCTCATAGGCATGGTCAGCCTGCCAGGTTTCAGCGTCTTTATGAGCATATACGCCTTCATTCCAGTATTTATAGGTTACATAGACTGTGTCAGTCCCGCCATCAGCGACTACTAACGAACCAGCAACCGTGCAATACCAGGCATTTGTTATTGGAGTAGTACCAGCCCCATCAGATGTGACTTTACTAACCAATACATTCGTATTCGCTAATGATTCTACACCATCAGTAAGATTCACAGTTTCATTGGCTACATCTATACCATCACCATAGGTAGCATAGATAGCACCTAATTTTCCAGCTTTTTCAGTCATTTACATCACCTCTAATCATAATCAATTTATCATTTATTTATGCTGCCGAAGTTAAAACACAAGCACCAGTACCTTGAAAACTGATAGACATTGTAACAACGCCATCGAATGAACTTGAGATGCCAGCATTGGTTACTATCGCATTTCCTGTATATTTCTCTGTCGACCCTACAACGCTAAATATTAAATCAGTAATTGAATCGCCTTCTCTTATTGTATTAGCTGTATCCCAATTAGCCTCACAACTTCCAGTCCAACCTTTACATCCTACAATAAAAGTTCTAATTCCTTCATCAGCATAATCAGTTGTTTCTAAAGCGTCACCTACTAAATCAAGTGTCCATGCTTTAACACCCGCAGTTAATCCAGTACAAGTTATACTTCCGCTTTTTCCTGCTACTTCACTCATTATTAATCACCTCTTTCTTTTTTATTTTTGTATCTCTAATCGATACTGTACGAAATAATTCCAAACATGCTATCCCAGCCCACTACGGTCAATGAACACCAATCATATAATGCCGTCAGCTTCGTGTATATATCGTTAATCGTTGTCGAGCTGTTATGGTCATCAAATATATTAAATTGTATTATCACGTTTTCCATGTCCTCTGTGTATGTATAATCAGCTACTCCGCTAATTTTATGATATGTTATATAAGGGTATGCCGTCCCCTGCGGAGCTTCGGTTAGATACATTCCCGATACTACCGCTTTGAGGGCTGCGTTGCCGTTATATTTATTCCATAATCCGGTAAATAATACTTGCATATAATCTCCTTAAATAATCTTCTTGAACATTTTTAATATAGCCTTTTCGTTCTTATGTAAAGCAGGTCGCAGGAAAGGCTGTGACGGTTGTAAAAAGGTTCTACCAAGACTATCAGTTTTATTTAAAAAACCTAATTCTACTCTACGAGCATATTCAACATTACTGCCAACCCTGCCAGTCGTGCCTTCTATCTCATGAGTAATAGAGCTTCTGAGTCGTCCTGTAATTACCGGACAAAATATTTTAGCGTCACGTTCCACCATCAGACAAGCCTTATTTATTATCTGCTTATTTGCCTTATTTATTTTGCTAATAACTTTTGCACCATACCATTTTACGCCCATTTATACTTCCTCTTTACCTTCCCCTTTATAATCTATATGTGCTTTGTAATGTTTCTCAACAATCTTTTCTATTTTCTTATCTAACATTTTTATAACATCTTCTTGTTCTATAGTAAAAGACAGAGTAGAAAAAGGTTCGATTGCCCTTAATACAACTTCAACTCTTATACCATTAGTAAAAGGGTCTTCAAGATAGACTTCATAATAATATCTTTTATTATCAATATTATCGCCATATTCATATAAAAACATAATATTCCCCCATTTATATTTCCTCTTTCAACGTTATTCGTAATCGTTTTCCCTGTGTATGCCCCATATTATTAATATAGATAATCTTATATGTAGTCGTGCCTTTAACAAATATGTCAGCTTCTGTTATTGTTTCCCCGATAGGGTAATCGATATAAAAGTAATGGTCTGCGATAATAGTTAGCTTGTCTGCACTTAATCTCTCATCACCCCGAATAGTAGATAGCACGCCTGTAATATTTCGCAAGCCAGCCCAAGAAAATATCTCGCCTCCCATTCCATCTGGCGTCCCTGTCCATCGTCTCAATTCCATTGTGACCTTTTTACCTATAATTTTAATTACCCCCTATACAAATAATGTTTTTGATATAGCTCTGATTCTATCTTTCGCTATATCATAATACTTTTTTTCTTTCTCTATTAATATATAATCTCTACCTAAATTCTTACAAGCTACCCCTGTCGTTCCACTACCAGCAAATGGGTCACAAATTATTTTACAATCTTTAAACATCTTTATTATTGATTCATATAAAATAAGTGGGTCTTGATATTTATGCTTTTTCTTTTTATTTTGAATACTCGGAACTCCAAAAACATCAGCCCAAATATATTTATTTATTTTATAATCATTATCTATTTGATAAAGTAAAATCGGATTAAAACGATATGCACATTGACTATACCCTTTGCCCCATATTATTAATCTTTTAGGTGGATAGTTTTTTATTAGATAATTCAATTTTGTTGCTGAATGAATAATTATAATAACCTTTTTACAAATCCTATTCATTTCAGAAAACCATTTGTTGTATTCTTCCCAATAATCCCCATTAATATCTTCTTCTTTGAATGGTGGTGAAGTAAAAATCATATCAATAGACTTATCGGGAATGTTAGGCATTACCTCCAAACAATCACCTTGTATAATTTTATTAATATAATCCTCTATCATATTCATACCTCATTTATGCAAATAATATAGCAATTATTAATGCAACAGATAAAATAACACAACCAACAGGTATCCATCCATCATTATCCCCGAATAACCAATCGATTGTTTTATTTTTAGATATTCTATACATTTTTATTCCCTCCTTTCATACAATCTCCCTCTTAATATACTTATTTAAAATATTCTCCGCTTCTTTAGGTATATCTCCATCATCTAAAGTTATACTTATATCCCCTACTTTATAATTCTTTACCCCGAATATTTCCTCTTGTCGTTTTTGATATATATATTTAACTATAATCTTTATTGCCAGCCCCAAATCATCAGGCATATTATCGGAACTATACCCTGCATAATATGTCATTCTAACGTTACCGTGACCTTCGCTAAAACCGCCGCTATAATATATATGGTCATCAAATACTTCATAACTATCCTTATCAATTTTACTACTACCAACCCAAAGCTCTCTAAAGTGTGATAATATAACATCGTCATCATCAGTATCAGATGTGATACTATCGGTAAAAGTTAAAGTTAAAGCAGCCACCCCGCCTGTATCGATGGTAAGCAGACCGCTGTTACTATCGCTATTTTGCACTAATACTTTATCACCTGCCACAAAGCCATCATCTACAAAGCTACCACCGTCAGCCCTCGTTACTGTTTTTGCCGAACTATCCCAAACAAGGTCGTCAAGGTTAACCGCTAATACCGGATATTGTTCAAAATATATTATTGGCTGTCCATTGCCATCGTGTCTTTCCTTCACATATAGAGCCGCCTCAAATTTTCTATCACAATAATTCTCTACCCAATCCTCAACCGAGCCGTGTATAACTGATATAATCTCTGATGGGTCACTCGCTGCTATATCTGATGTGATAGTCTGGGCTGCTGCATGGTCTTGATTAAAACCAAATAATAAACCTGCATCGCTGCCTGCCGCTGTATAAGCTATTGTATGACCAGCTCCAACATCAATAGTAAATTTCTTTGTAGTAGTCGAATAGGTGACCGTAGATGATATAGTAAATGCAGTATCTATTTTACCTTGTAGTTCAGTAGCCAAATCAGCTCCATTATACGTGCCGTCATCTACTTCTACACTCGTGGCTACACCGCCATCATAAGCTAATATTAATTTATCATGAGAAGCGTTGACGGTAAAATAGCCGATATCGACATCGAGATAATTTAATATATTTGTTAGGGATACAATCATTTAATCACCTCATTAAATCTTATATTGAATATTTAATACTGTATTATAAAATATTGCTTCATCAGTTTCTTCTTCCAATTCTATGAGTATTTCAATTTCATTAATATCATTACAATCTTTTTTAATCTCCTGTAATTTTTCAATTAATTTTTCGATTTCTGATTTCATATTTTCCACCTCCTTAAAATAGCGGGGTGGGAAATCCCACCCCTGTTTATTTAGCTTCTATTTTGGAATACTCTTACATAGTCAATTTTCATAGTACCAGTTCCAGTATTATTTGCTGATACTGCTTTACTTACCATAAAATAAGGTTGAACATTACCAACTGCTCCAGTCAAACCTGCCATACTACCAGTCCCGACTAATACACCATCAACATAAAATTTAACAGCCGATGTATCGGTTGCGTCAATTCTATAGATGTTATATGTGTTAGCTACTAAAACAGTAGAGGCGTCATTATCATCATCATTGGTAACATTGTCATCTGTTTCCCAAAGCAATGCAGTTTGTGCAGCACTTTCTACTCTAAACCAGGCATTACAATCAATAGTATCTGGTGTTATATTATATGCACCAGCAAGCCCGAAAACTGCCGTGACATCTTCTGTTCCTGTGGTTGGTAATACACTAAAGGTCACTCTCGCCTCAAATATCAATCCTTTTTCAAGGCTCAATGATTCTTGGTCACCCCAGTATAAACCTGCACCCTGTGCCTCATCAGTATTGTCT